TTCAACAGCTTAGGAGCTGTCTCAGGGTTATTCTGATTTTCTGGGTTGCTCACCCTCGCCATGTACGCTATCAGATGTTCCGCATTCGGAGTTGCCCAAATCAATGTTACCGACATATTTACTTCCTTCTGTAATGCCATTCTTGATGGCTGTGATTATAGCAAAGTTAATTAATAGTTCACGCTCTTCAATTGTCATGTCAAATGAATAGGTGGCACTACCATCTTCGTGTTCCTTTACTAAAAGTATATTCATTTCTTTTTCCTTTCTGCTTTCTCTTCGTCTGTCTTCACCTTGTGACAAGGCTTACACAACACCTGAAGATTTTCTATCTCACAAAAGATACGATCAATGAACAAGTCCCAACTAACAAAGCCCTCTGTTGGTGATACTACTGGGAGTATATGATCTACCTGTACATCAGCAGCAACAAAATGCTTCTTACATTTGGCACATTTGTAATGCATCGCTAGCTTGCCTGTCTTCTTGTTAGTCTTCCTACCAACGAAAGCTTCTTTCAAAGCTTTAAACTTAGGAGGCCAACGCCTAGAGGCTGCTCTCAATGCAGAGGTGACAAAGCTTCTGAACCTAGAGTCAGTCCACTCACCACCATTTCTTTTTTTGTTATCTGCCAACTGGAGTATCTACTAAATGCGACATGTCAGCAGCATCATAATGCACAAATAAATCTCTGGCTATTGCCAATGCTTCGTCAACATCCAGAGCAATAAACTCAGAAAGATATTTATCGTATTCGGACTCAGCGATATGCTCAACAACAAAGCCATTACTTGCCTCTCTAATTGTTACAGAGTTAACTTTCATTCTAGTCCTTCCACATCCACATGCTTGAATACCACTTCATATGAATCCATTCTTTCCATTGAGGCTGTGAGGTTTTCAATGATCACCTCGCTCAACACTTCTTCATTCAGATAGACATTAGGTAGGTCTTCTGGTTTAAAGAATACTTTTAAACTAATGTCTACTGTGATCATAGCTTTTCAATTCTTTCTTCAACCAATCTAGCATAGCCAATGATGTCATGCCATGAATCATGATACCAAGGATCACCATTAACAATGCGAGACATCTTGTTACAGATGAGATCAAGGCTTTCCTTCATATCATCATCCATCTCTTTCCATACATCACCAGATCTTAATACATCTTTCAATGCTTGAGAAACTCTAGAGACATCTTCTTTGTAGTTGCCATATCTAGTGGCTCTTGTTGCCAATGTGTCATCAATATTCATTGCATACCTCCAACTGTTTTTGTATCAATAGAGAAACTACCATCACCAAAGCTATCATGATCTGGGTTGTAAGCAAAGTCGCCTACATCAGCAAAGCATTTACCACAATACTCAACAAGCTTATCAGCCAGTGCAGCGTCTTGTTCCATGTGTGGAATCACTGATGCCAATATCATAGCCATGCCAATTAAGTTGTCTGCATCATCACGGCTAATAGTTAGAGGACCAAAGCCACTAACTAGCACCTGAAAGCTGTTTGTATATTTACCATCTTCAATGGTGGGGCGAAGGATGAGAGCAATGTCGTTTGGTTTTACACTTGTGGGGGAGTCCATATCTGTCCTTCATATCTTCGTAGAAAAAGAAGCTGAGCATTCTCTAACACTCTCTCAGCATTACCTTCATAAGCTTCCAACACTTTGTTGTATAGCTCAAGTTCATCTGTTGTGTCCCCAATTATTTTGGCTGCTTTCACTGGACCAACACGGAACAATCCTTTGATGTTATCAGCAGCATCACCAGTGAGCATCTGCGTGTACAACTTAACTAGAGCTTCCTCTGGCTTGATGTAATAACCACTATGCTTTACAAAGTTGTAATGCCAACCAACAATCTGATCTAAGTCTTTGTCTAAAGACACGATGACACAATCGTCACCAAGTCTTGTTGCTTCAATAGCGATGGCATCATCAGCTTCCTGCCCATCAGAGATGGTAGCTCCCCACTCTTTAACCAAATAGTTCCTAAGGAAAGCTAGGTGCTTTGGCTTAGGCTTATCTACTCTGTTTCCCTTATAGGGAACCGTGGTAGCTATCTCATATCGGAAGTTGTTCTTACCTGTTAAGAACATATGCCACTCATCTACAAAGCAATCAGGGTAGATGCTATCAACACCACACATGAGGACATCAACAATTAAACGATCCAGTGTTCGCTGTGCCGTTGTCTCGTCTTCATCCTCACATGCGGATGCTGCACGATAGGCGAATATATCGCTATCGAATAGTGCTTTCATTAAGCAACTTCTGTTACTTCTGTTACTTCAGCAGTCTTTGCTGCCTCAGCCGCTTGAAGTTGTTCAGTACCTTGCTGTCGGATGACAGCAATGGTGTCTGTAACAGCTTCAAAGGGAAGCTTAGCAAGTGCTGCCAGCACCAAGTTCAATTGGTCCAAAGTAAGTGTGATATTCAAATTCATAATACGTCCTCATCATCTGCATTAATACCGCTAGCAGCAGCATACTCAACCAAGTCTGTAATGACCAGCTTCTTCAATGAAGGGCTAACACCCTTCTTGTTCTTGTATGTCCAAGAATAGCTAGACACCAAAGCCTTAGCCTTACTACCGTTGCCAATGGCTTCAGTAATTTCATCATTGTCTGTGTCAAAGACACGGATAGGCTTCTCTGATTTGCAAGTGATGTACTTGCCCATGTCAGCCTTCTTGTCTTCACCAGTTTGAACACTGATGCCCATGTCTTCCAATGCTTCAACAGCAGCGTCAGACAGGTTGCACAGGTTAAGTTGAAACTTACCAGACATGTCATTCACCTTATTGTGTTGACACCAGAACACATCAGCTTTAATTTTGATGGCTTTCTTTTCTTCACTCATAATATTCTCCAATATGAAAACCCACTTGTATCGTCAGTGGCACTCACGCCAGTTGTTGCCAATCTTTCCTTCGGCATCTACTGGACACCGGAACTTGAGAGCTTCCCCTGCTTTGGTTGCTGCTTGCTCAATGAGCCTAGCTGCTTCCTCTGCCTGATCTTCTCTCACTTCCCATTGTGTTTCGTCATGAACAAACGCTAATAGTTTAGCATCTATCTCCTTCTCTTGCAACAACTTTGTTGATTCAATGAGCCATTGTTTTGCAATGATAGCACCTGCACTTTGAAGCAATGTATTCAATGCAGCATGCTCAGATCTAACCCACACCCTGCGTCCATCCAGTGCAGGGAGATGACCCTTAGCCATCAGCCTAGATATCTTCTTCTTCAGGGCAGAAAGGCCGGGCGTATTGTTAATAAAACTATCAATTAGTTTCTTGCCTTTGCTGCTATTACCACCAACAATCGATCCTGCCTTGGCAGCTCCTGCCCCATACAACACCCCATATGTCAGGGTTTTTGTGGTGTTCCTAGCCTTCTTGTGCTCTGGATTGTTATCGTCCTTGGTAGTACCCTTCTCCACCAAGCCAAAGCTCTGTGCATTAAACCAGTGGATGTCTCCTTTTAGCAACTCATCCATCCACTCTTGGTCATTCAGGTAGTGACCTAAGCAGCGCAGTTCAATGCCTGATAGGTCAACACCCACCTGCTTGTATCCCTTAGGCACACGCCACATTTCCCTACACTCAGCACCAAAGGGACTACCTACGGCAGGAACCTGTGCCATGTTAGGACTACTGTGTGTAGCCCTGCCAGTGACAGCACCGTTAGTAGTGACTCTACCGTGTACCCTGCCATCATCACCTACTAGCTCAAGCCAACTGCTAATCTGTGCCACTCTTTTTTGTATCATTAAATACTCTGCCACCAGCTTAGCCTCTGGCAAGTCAATCTTCTCAAGCACAGCTTCATCAACAATGACATTGCCTTTGTCTGTCTTCTTTGTAAAGACAACACCAAGCCCTGCCAATCTCTCAGCAATTTGCTGTCTACTTCCGGGATTAAAGACGGTGACCTTGTCCTTGAGCTGCTTGCCTGTCTTCTCAGAGAAGCGTTGCTCCACGATGGGAGGAAACACCTGCTGCATGCTCTCTTCAATGTCAGACATGCGTCCACTAAGTGTTGCACTAAGTACCATAGCTTTCTCCATGTCTAGCATGAAGCCGTTGTCTTCCATCCCTCTGCAAATGATGGCAACATCATGCTCAAGCTGAATGCTTTGTAGGGAAAACCCTTCCTTCACCATTGTTGTTGTCAGAAAAACATACAGTTTTTCTAAAAGTTGAACATCCTGTTCACAGTAGGTAGCCATCTCTTGTGTCCATCCACCATCGAAGTCAGTGAATCCAATCTTGTGGCTGCCTAAGCGATAGCCCCATGCCTCTAGGCTGTGTGGACTAGGGGCTTTGCCCTGCTCAGGAATAACAATGTCAATGTCGGGCTTGTACAGGCGTGACATCACCAGTGTATCCACTAGCTTGTTGTCAGGAATGTCCACACCCCACACCTTCTTCAGCACTGGAGCATCGAAGCCAATGATGTTGTGGCCCACCACTTGCTCACCATCTAAATATTGTTGGAGACTGTCGGCTTCCCGCCAGTGTCTCACCTCACCAGTAGTGTTGTGCTTAGTAACACACAACCAAATGGTGTCATGTTTCAGGTTTGTCTCTATGTCTAAGAAGATCATCGTCCTTGTCCTTATCATTTTGTCGGAGGTTGTCAATATCTTCCGACTGTTTGTAATCTTCTACTGAGTCTTTACCAAAGATGGCATTCCATCTAGTAGCCCACTCTCTATCAGCTATTGATTTGGGACGCTGAGTGTGTCCCTTTCCTCCATCACTCATCGATATATTGCCACACCACCACAGGTGTGTCCTTTCCTATGTATGCATTCTCAATGTTAAAGCTGATGTATTCAACAGCATCATCAGCCGACATACCATCCCTAATTATTAATTGCTCAACCATCTTTTCACAATCATAAACAAGGACATCGACACGCTCATTACCAATCCAAAGATTGGCTGTGCCTATGATGGCACTATCAAATCCATCCCACTTCTTCATAGCATAAGTCCTTCCATTGTGTCATCAATCTCGAACATTCTGCCAGTGTCTTTGTTATAAAGCAAGCTGCAAGCAGGACCAGTTTGTCCACTGTATCTATTCTTTAACACCCTCACCTTGGTGGTGTTACGCTCAACAGGATCGTCAGCTTGTCCATTACGCTCTAGCGATATCACCATGTCACTAAGCTGTGCAATGGCAGCACTGCCACGAAGCTGAGCTAGGCTAGTGGTTGCACCTTCCTCATGTCCTTTATCTGAGGGACGCTTGAGGTGGCTAACAATGATGAGAGCAATGCTAGTTTCCTGCACAAGCATGCGAAGCTTGGTCATAATTTCATCAATGGCTTTACGTTCATCACCATTGTCCTGACTGGAAACGATGATGCTTAGGTGGTCTAGGAATACATACTTACATCCCAATCCCTTAGCCATATATTTGACACGATTGACAATGTTCTCAATGGCTGTACTACCGAAGTGATCAAAGAAGTATAAGCGTCCAGTGCCTAGTGTCTTTTCAAATGCGTCCTTGCGTACATCTTCTGACACTTCAGATGTTGGTAGATGTAGTGGTGTGTCAGCAGCGAGGCTCATCATTGACAAGCCAGTCTTTCTCACACTCTCTTCAAGAAACATCAAGCCAATGTTATCACTGCTATTCTGTAGCAAGTGCCAAACAATTTCTCTAAGAGTTTGACTCTTACCTAAGCCACTACCTGCTGTGAATGTAACAAGCTCACCTGCTCTGATGCCATAGGTGATATCGTTCAAGCCCTTCCAAGGGTAGAAACAATCTGCTGCTTCCA